AAGGTTGTCTCTGGTGCTGGCGATAATGAAACAGATTATTCAATCAACCAAGCCAAGCGCAGCGAAGCAGCTGGTGCTGATGGGATTTTGGTAGTTACTCCTTATTACAACAAGCCACCACAAGCAGGAATCAAGGCTCACTTCTTAGCCATGGCCAATGCAACTGGTTTACCAATGATGCTTGAACAAAAAGTTCAAGGATTAGATGAAGAAAGAAAAACATACGTAAAGAAGATGTTTTCTGGAAAATCTGACAAGTTCATAGCTGAAAATTTTGACTACGCAGTGGGGCTTTATGAGAAGTCAGAAGAAGAACAAGTTGATTCACTAAAAGAAGAAGCAGTAAATGATGCTGTTTCTGCCAAGGTGGATCGTCCTGTTATTGCAGAGTCTGTAGCCAAGCCAGTTAATGAAGACCCTGCCTTCAATAATTACCTATCTGAATTAGGTAAGTACTAATTTCTCTGAGGCATTAAGCCTGAACAGAAACAATAAGGTCGACAATTTACAAAGGAAATACATATTATTATGTCAAAATCTATTCGTCCTTCGCAGTCTTACATCAGTGAAGATCGCGCTAAACTATTAACAGAGAAGTGGGCTCCAGTATTGGATTACACATCTGCTAATGTTGCAGCAATCGAAGACGACCATACTCGCTTAAACACCGCTATCCTCTTGGAAAACCAAGAGAAGTGGTGCATGGAGTCTAACACTGCCGGTCCCGGTTCCACTCTTGGTTCTTGGACAGATGTTGGGAATCAGTTCCCTTCACAAAACGACAGCGGTTACGCCCCAGGTGATTACCGTCTTCCAAAGATCCTCATTCCGATGATTAGACGTACCTTCCCTGAGTTGATCACTAACGAAATCGTTGGTGTTCAGCCCATGAGTGGTCCAGTTGGTCTTGCCTTCGCCCTCCGTTATAAATACGAAGGTGCCGCTCTTGGCTCACAGATCAACAGTGGTGACGCAGCTCCTAACGTCAGTGGTCCCGTTGGTGGTCCTCAGTCCCAGTCTGATGGTGCAGAACTCGGTTATCAGTATCTAGATTCTAGATTCACTGGTACCTCTGCTTCCAATCTTTCTGGAAACTCAGACTTCTCAATGGTTGCTAGTGATCAGGGTGTTGCTCAGTTGCTTGCCAACTTTGAGCTCACATCCAAGATCCCTCAGATCGTAGTTAGCTTCGAAAAGACAGCCGTTGAGGCTGGTACTCGTAGGCTCGCTGCCCGCTGGTCCGTTGAACTCGAGCAGGATTTGAAGAACATGAACGGTATTGATATCGACACTGAGCTCACAAACGCTATGTCTTATGAGCTACAGGCCGAAATCGATCGTGAAATGATCATCAGAATGATCCAGACAGCTCTTAACGGTGGCTTTGGCCGCGGTTATTCTATCTGGTCTCCTGCTTCAGCAGACGGCCGTTGGTTGGTTGAACGTAACCGTGACTTCTATCAAAGGCTCATCATCGAAGCTAATCGTATTGCCGTTCGTAATCGCCGTGGTAGCGCCAACTTTGTTGTTGCTACTCCTCGCGTTTGCGCAATCTTGGAAATGCTCCCTGAATTTCAGTGGGTACCAGTCCAGGGCAACGTTAATACTCAGCCCGTTGGAGTCGCAAAGGTTGGTACTCTCGCTGGTAGATTCAATGTATATCGTGACACACGTACAGAGGCACAATTTGAAGCCGCTGGTGGTGGAAACTACGCCGGAAACGCCGCAGCTCCCGTCACCCGTAATGCTCGTCTTGAGTACGCCCTATTGGGCTACAAGGGACCAGAGTTTTACGACACTGGTATCATCTATTGCCCATACATCCCTGTCATGGTACAAAGAACAATTGGACCCAATGATTTCGCTCCCCGTGTTGGTCTCTTGACCCGCTACGGTGTTGTCGATAACATCTTTGGTGCCAACTTGTACTACCACGTTATCATCCTGCAGGGTCTCGGCACTGCGTTCCAGCCTGGAACACAATCAGTCTACTTCTAAAAAAAGTAGTCGGG